TGTACTCCACCACCACTAATAATATTTCTTATAGCTGTTTGTATTGTGTCTAAGTCTTTTTGTAATTGACTACGGCCATCATAGTTAACAGCAGTACCAGAATATTCTAAAGATTTTAAAACCTCAAAACTTCCTGTATATATAGTCTGTTTTTCTGCACCAGACTTATTTGCTACGGCTTGATAGTACCAATTGCCAGGTGTAAATGTTGCTGTGACGTTACTAGCAATCTCAAACTTAAAACCATCGTTATATGCAGAACTACTGATTGTTGCGCCAAGTGGCCCTGTGTTTGTTCTTAAATAGTAAACAACCGACCAATCTGGACTGCTGATACTGTTTTTGTAATAATCTTGACTCGCTGGAATATTCCATTGAACAAAATCCCCTGCTCTTATAGGTGATGGAAAAGTCATTTTTTTACCAATTAGCGACAAAATTCGACTTTTTAGTCGATTTAGTACGATTTAATGATAGCTTACTATCCTTTTGAGGCTCTTTAGGATTTAACCTTTTTTCAAGTTGATCGAAAATTGTACGTCTGTCATATTTTTGTAACAATCTTTGCCAAGCAGCATATGCGTATACCATTTCATCAAGAGCTTCATTTCTTGCATCACTTTTTTTAACCCACACTCTTTCTTGATAGCCATGCTTATATCTAAGAACTTGTCGCTCTGCGGTTAATTCTTCAAAATAATCATGCGTAATTGTTGGGTAGAAATGAATATATCCTTCTCCTGGCTCTGCATCTTTTAATCTATTGTGAAGTGTTGACTTTATAACATCTACTCCTACAGGAAATAATTGAACTCCTCTTTTTAATGCTTTACCAGAAAAATTAATATCTACCTTACTAGGTCTTCCTAATGGTGGTTTTCCTTTCTGACCCATACCTTTTATTCCTATCAATCCTAACTGACCTCTTTCTCTTACATATTGATAAACTTCTTGCGTAAAATGACCACCTGTATCTATAGCTGCACTATCAATTTTCATCTTCTGTCCATTTGCATTCGTATATTCACTAGTCAATACCTCATCCATCTGTTTCCATAAATCTGCTCTAGCTGGAGAACCATATATTACTTTTCTATCTACTAAATACATTTCCTCATTACGTCCTATACCCCAAACGCTCATAGAAAGTCTGTCATCTTGTACGTCACATCCGAGACACAAAGTGAGAACACCTTCTGGTGGTATGCTTTGATCATAAGTTTCTAACCCTGCTCGTTCCATTAATCCATCAGCACCTACCTTGCTTGCTGCGGATTCTTGCCATACTTCGCCAAGAATCGTATTGATCCATGTTTTTAACTGCTCTGGATCATTTTTACTCTGCAAAAATTCCTCGACAAGATTAGACCAGCTTGCATTAGGAGAATAAGAATATGCAGCCCATATATGAAAGCCAACGTGTTTAGGATTCCCTGGAGCAGTTGCCCTCCACTCTCCTCGCTCTACCATCCATCTTTTTTTGCTATGAGGAATAAGACATCCACAACTTTCACAAGCATAGGCAACTGTGTCTGGATCATTATCTCGCCATTTCATGTTTGACCATCTTAGATATTGCATATGACCACATTCTGGACAAGGGACGTAATATCGCTGTTGGTTGGTTTGCTCAAACAATCTTTCGATACGACTAAAGTCTTTTATCGTTGGTGTTGATCCAGCTACTATCTTTCTATTCCAATAATATTCTGTTCTTCTAATACCAAGTTTTATCTGATCTCCTTCTGTACCTGCTGATGCTGGATAACCATCAACTTCATCAAACAAGACTATACGTCTAGATACCCTTCTAAAACCTCTAGCACTATTAGCACCAACTAAAGATAATGTTCCTCCAGGAAAATTTTTCTGTAATAATGTATTGTTTCCATCTTTTGATTTAGGATCACTTACTAATCCATGCAAACAAGGAGTATCCCTTAACATCGGTTGGATCTCTTCTTTAGAGTAAGACTGACAATCATCTAGAGTCGGTTGGCATACCATAATGGTACAGGGATCTTGATGTATATGATATGCAATCAAATGGTTTAAAATCTTTGAATATCCGACCCTAGCACTCTTCATAAGTGTTACTTGTTCTACATTTGGGTCAGTAATCGCATCCATGATGCCTTTTTGATATGGAAGAGTTCTCCATCGACCACCTTCTGCTGAACTTTCTGCTGATAAATAAGCGTAATTATCAGCCCATTGGCTCAAACTAAGCTTTTTAGGCGGTTTAAAGGACAAATAAGCCTTTTTTTCGAGTTTTAAGAGGTTATTCATGCTGCTGATAGTTCTTCTAGTGCTTCACGAACAATATCATCCAAACAAGCAACCGCATTGCTGTCTAAGTCAGGTATTCTTTGTTTCGCTTTAGCTGGAATACCCAATAACTTGTTTCTTGCGTTTGTAATAATATTGCACCATTTATTTTCTACTTCTTCCATAGCTACTAACTCATTTTCTTTTACTTTTCGATCCAGCTCTAATAATTCTGCTTTCAAATGCTCTGTTCTTGCTTTACTTTCTTCATATTCTGGTATTGATTCATCTGTTTTACTAAGTCGGGATCTATGGACAACTACATTATTGTCCTTTGATGCAGTTCTTACTCTTTTAAATGCAGATTTGCTATACCATTCTTTTTCTAATGTATCGCTGTTAATTACAATCTTTCCTTTGTCATCCGTCATTGCAGTAAGACGGCCTTCTTTTATAGCACCATAAACAGCTTGGATTGTTACACCCATTTTTTCTGC